AAAGACTTGTACCAACATGACCTGAAACAAAATAACCTGCACTTGTTGTAAGGGTAATTCCATTTCCTGATACTGCTGATGGTGTGATTGTCATACCACTAGCCTGAAAATGATAATATGGTTGTAACTTTTTATTGCCATCAGCAGATGTATCAAATGCAAAAGTACGCACCTCAAAACTTGTTAATCCAGTTCTTACAAGTTCTCTTGGCATAAAATCATTATGTGCAATAAACATAAAGTCACCAGATTGTGCATATGTAAATTGCGTAAGATTAGTATCTGTAAATGGAAGAGATGCACTATCTACATCTTGTGTAAGTGTAGATACTAAAGAATTAAATGATCCATTAGCATTAACTCTAAATATCTCAATTTTTCCTGAACTAAAAGCTACAATATATTTTTCATCACTAGAAAATATAAATGGCTCTAATCTTATTTTTTGAGATACAACAGTAAAATCTGTTACTGCTAATCGTGTTGAATCAGTTGTTGTAACTGTTCTGTTATCTGTACTTAATCCATCACGTTTTACCGTAACAACATTTGCTGCTGGATTAGTAACAGTTAAACCTGATACTGCATTTAGAGCAGTAAAAATATTATCTGCTGTCGTATTATTATCTGCATTTGCTCTTACAAAATGAGTATTACCTGATGAAGCACTTGGAGAACTACTACCAGATGCTTCAAACTCAAGTGTAATTATAGTATTATCACTTAATGTAAAAGTAAGCTGTGTTCCGACCACTATATTTGCGAAATCAGTAACAGTCACAGTACAGCTTGGTTGATCATATGTTTGTGAAAAGTTGTGAAGTCTTTTAGAGCCGGGACGATTTATAACCCCACCTTCAGCACGAATAAACACATTTTTCACAGATTGACCAGCTTGATTGTAAACTGCTGAATCTATGCGGCTAGTTAGTGAAGGATTAATTTCACCAAAAATAAAGTTGTTTAGCGGTACACGTATCCTCGCCATCAACTTCGCCTTTCAGTAATAAACCTCGATGTAACAAGTTTTCTAGTTGTTTGCTGTTGACTATCTAATGTTTTTGCCTGTTGAAGCAATGCTCCACCTTTCTGCTCAAGAATAGATGAGAGTTGCTCATCTCTTGCTATTGCTAAAGCAAATGATGCTGCAAGAGAAAACTCTAGTGCAACAGTAAAATATGATGGAAAATCTTGTTCTAATGCACGAAATGTATAGTCAGCTACTAATGTATCTTGTGTTGATGCATCACTAAATACTTTGTCACCATAAATATTATATTCAATAATAGCATCGCTAATTGTAACAGCATGTAACATTAACATATCTGTTGGTAGTTGATGCGCTGTATCATATCTACCAGTAGGAACATTAGTAAGTAAATTTAATTGCGCTTGGTTTGTAGCAAACCTCCATCTGCTAGAACATAATGTAGTACGGACTATATCTTCATAGATAGCATTTGCTACAGTTGATTCAGTGGTTGAGGCAGTAAATGATGTAATTGGATCTGCACCAATAAGAATCAACCCTCTGGATGCAATATCAATATCTGAATTAGCTGCTGATGGCATGTGATGTTATGGGAGAGGTAAGTTGATACCTTGACCTCTCCCAAACTCCTTTAGTCTGAGTCTGTTTCAGTTATAGCCAAACCATCGGTTACGTCTACAACAGTACCAGTATTAGACTTTACACTAACAAAACTTGTTGTTGGTGTATTCGTATCAGCTACAATAATAACATCACGAACAGAAAGCATGTTCGCAGCACTATTAAAGTAACCTTCTGTGTTTACAGCGGCAATTGCATCTGTAGTTGTATAAAACCACAGATCACCATTAGAAGCACCACCAATACGGGTTAAACCACTTGCTGCATAAGCCATATCTTAATCCTCCTAGTTGTTGTCTAAGACTTCATAGACACCGTTGTCATCAATAACAACAGAACCCATTGACATCATAGAGGTTGCAAGATGCGCGGCTTTCTCAGGTACATAATTAATCTCTGTTTGTACATCAGAGTTAATACCCAATCCAATCGCAGAAGAATGATAACCCATATTTTTACCTGCGGTTATTGCAGAGGTTGAGAAAATCTTAAATCCAAGAAATTCTTTCATGCTCATACCGCCAGCAAAAGGTAGGTTTTGTTCTCCAACAAAATCAGATGATGCAAACTCTGTAATCAAAAACAGATCAGCATATCCTTTAGGATGCATGGCAAGATAACGTCCACCATCTTCAGGAATATTTGCTGAACCCATTGTTTCAAACAAAGCAAGCAAATCAGCTTTGTCTACTGCTGCACCAGTAGAGTTAATCTGCGTACTGTTTGCACCAGCATCCATTGCTGTATAGATGATTTCGTCAGTCTTACGACCAAGTGCAGCAGCAGCAGATTGTGCTACAGCTTGACGCTCATCAATGTTTGTCTTTAACTCGTCTAGCTTATCAATATACTCAGGAGCATAAAAATCTGCCATTGTTGCTTCCACATTAGTATGTGCAAGTTCCATTGGAGTTACATTACCATTTCGAGACTTTGTATTTGCTGAACCAGTGCCAATCTTTTGGAACCGAACAACATTTCCACGAACATTACCAGCAGTGCGAACAGTGCCACGGAGTTTAGAACCCATACGCTGATAAGCAAGATGAACTTCAGTCTCAAACTGTTTAATAAAGGCTTGATCTATTGTATTAGCCATTATTCAGTCCTCTCATTAAAGTTTCACTACACCAACGGTTGTCCGTTTCCTTCGTCGTCCAGTTATCTCATTGCGAGGCTGTCAGATAAAACAGGCCGTAATATCAATCCCATGCCATATTTTCAGATAAATTACAACGCACAAAACGCACACATTGGAATCCATTTATAGTGGTTGCCTTCTTTGCAAACTGAAAACCTAACCAATTCAACCACTTAATTGTTTTTGTGTGATCTATAGGAACTAAATTTTCTAATATATCATAGTCAATTAACAGTATATCTATGATACGTTTGGTAACTCTACAAAATTTTAAAGGCTCTTCTTCACATAAATTGCTTCCAAGCAACCAAATTACAGCACTTCTATATTCTTTATCAAAAGAAATATCTGATACACCAAACATTGCACATGGTTTATTGTTAATGATTATTGTCCATGTTTTACCATTGGGATCTCTTAATGGCTCATGCAATGCTGCCCAAGGCGATGCACCAACAATCATGCATTCTCTTATATCAGTAGGACGTAAATGATGCTGAAGGTAGCCAGCATGCTCACTTGTAGCATTGACTACCTTTGCATCGATAAACTCAATCTTATTTATATAGTTGATTGAATCCTTCTTCGACTTCTCTAACATAACCAGCGTCCCTATGAACAGGATTCCAATATCTAGGATCTTGCATTTTAGTTCTTAGTTCATCTTCATTTGCTCGTAATGATGGCTGTGCATCAGATGATACTGTTGCATCTTTCATTTTACTCATAAGAAACTCCATCATTTCTATGCCTTTAGCTGATTGTCCAATGCCTAAGATTACATCTTCATATTCTGATGGAAAGAATTTCTGACTCCATAAACTTACAGCATCAATTCTAGCTTCTGCATTATCACCTAAATGAGTCATTTCAGAATCAAGATCTGGTTGCATAGCTTCCATTGCAGTATTAAATTGTTCAATGCCATTTACAAATTCTTCTTGCGAATATCCATTTTCAAACGCATGGTTTGCCCACCATTGAAATAATGCATTATCATTAGCAAGCTCTTCATCAACAATATCAGGAATTTCATAGTGACCAGCACTTTCTGGTCTACTTGAGTATGCTTCCTTTTCCATTTCTGAAATTAATTCATTACGAAGATCTTCTTCTCTTTTACCTTTCCAAGATTCAAGCTCACCATATGATTTTGCCATAGCTTCTGGTGATTCAAACTTTTCTGGCAACCATTCAGGTCTTTCTGATACAGGTGCTTCTGTAGCCTCTGCTACTTCAACATTATCTGTTTGTTCCATTCTTCTCTACCTTTTCTGCATGTTTAATACGTCTTTCAATTAAACCGACAATATATCGCTGCCCCTCAAGATGACGAAGTTCAGCATCGCTTGCGGCTGGCCCTGTGACTGCTTCTATAGTTATAGAACGCAGATACTTTAAAACCTCTTGCCCAGATGGTTGTCTAAACAAGGTTCTTATATCCAATGATATTTTATTATCATCAGATATTGTTCGTGGAAAATTATCTATACCAATTCTATTGTTGGACATCTTCAGGGTTCATTTGCTGTTGTTGTTGCATTTGTTGTGCAGCCATAATTAGTTCTTCTCTATCAACTCTATCTCTAACTAATGTATCTGGGACTCCAAACTTTTTAGCTAAATGAACGGCTACTTCTTCTGAGCTTACAAGAAGATTTAATATTTCTGGCCCAAATGTACCACCTACAAGTTGTAGGTATCTTGATATAGAAGATATATCCTGATTGGCTTGTGCTTGAGCTAATGGTGATATCGACCGTACTTTAATTTCTCTACCATTAACAGATGGTAATTCAATACGGCCTTGTTTTTTTAGAATGTAAACTACACGCTGTAATATGGGTTGTACCATTTCTGCTTGCAGTCTACCAAATGCTGACCCAATCCTTCTGGATAAATCAGCCATACGTTCTGCAACTTCTGTAGCAGATGCAGGTGTTTTATTGGGATCACCAAGCATGTCATTATATAATGCACGCTTGATATTATTACGCATGTCACCAAGAACAAGCTGTGCTACATCAAAGTTGCCAGCATTTCTAATTGGCTGTAAACCTTGCGATCCCATAGCTTTTGGAATAATAGTACCGGGAACAAGATTAATTGTATCAGTATTTATAATGCCATCATCATCCATCTGATAGATGCCAGAGATAGCCATTTGTGCATTTTCCAAAACCAGTTCAATGGTAAGGTTAGTAGTTTTGATTGCTGATAATGCATTGATTAATGGCCCTCTTCCATAAATTTCACCACTGGCTTTAGACCAGCGAAAACATATAAATGGGTTTGAACCTGTGCCTTTAAACAACTCTCTTTGTATTATTTCTTTTTCTGGAATATTAATTACAAAGAAATCAAATCTATCTTCATTTAATTTTTCATAATTACGACAAACTATTTCGAGGATTTGTGTTTTTTCTTCTGGGTTGTTTTTGATCCTTTCACCTGTTTTTTCGGTAAAGTTTGCGTTTGGATACGCCACACGTAAGTCTTCATTTTTGAGTTTACGTTGCCTATAAACATGATCAATTTTATCATCTGGACCTGTATCAAGGTAAACACTCGGTAACGGAATAGCATTGAAACGTATCGGATTGATTGCATCACCTTCTTCGACGAGGAGGATGCCAGTTCCAACAGCAAGGTCCATAAACGATTCATGTACTTCTTGCCCAAAGTTTGAATTTTGTATAACTTCAAATACATAATCAGTTACCTCGTCTAAAGTATTATTTACTTCATCACGCTCACCTTCTGGCACTTCACTGCCAGCTAGAAGATCAGCCCAACGTGCAAAGTTTGGCACCAAGCCTGACTGTAAACGAGATGCAAATTCCTGTGTTCCTACAACAGCAGTCTCATCAAAGATTTTATCATCTCTACGTTGACCCGGACTTTCATGGAAAAAGCTTTGCCTCATTGGAAGAGCATATTCAAAACACTCTTCAAACAATGACTCAAAAAGAACACGATTGGATTTAGCTTTATTAAAGCGTTCCAACATTTTTACAGCAGATGTATCCATTATAATGTCTCGTCAAAATAACCTATACCGCCACCCTGTCCAGTAATAAGAGATCTCTTTCCTTGCCCACCTCGTCTTTTTCTACGCATTTGCGTTTTTAATCTTTCCTGTCTTTCATCTGCTTGCTTTTGTTCCTGTTCAGCAATCATTTCTTTTTTCATTTGTCTAGCTTCTACTGCTTCAACAGGTTCAATAGGAGCTTTTGGTTTAGATATACCAAGCAAACCTCTTGTTAATTTACGTATTGGTTTTAAAATTGAAGAGACACACATAGCTTTCTCCTTACATTCTTGACCATAAACCTTGCCTACGAGGTTTAGGTTTTCTGGAAAAGACATCAAAATCCATCTTTGCCTGAAAAGGTTTAGTCGTCATTGATATATTTGACAAGATATTTCTACCTTCACCAGCACCCATCATCAAATATTGCAATGCATCATGTATGTGTGAAAAGTGATTCTTTTCTGGTTTATCATCATATCGTTCTCCAGATACCTGCATACGTTTATACTGATACCCACCTTCAAAACCTTTAATTAATGTACGACATCTAGGATCAACCAAGAATCCAGATTGACCATCAACCATTCTGTTAAGAGGCGCATTAACAGATTCAAGTCTCAATGATACATCGTTAGATTGTGCAGGGCGTGCATTTAATCCACAACCACGCAATATTTGAAATGGTGTTGATTCATCTGTCTGTGCGCGAAAGTCACCTGCTGGATCGCCAATAATATTAACATCACAATCATTATATTTAGAAGCAAGTTCAACACGTAATACTTCACTAAACTTTACAATCCCCATGTCAAATGCAACTACTTCTTGCAATATAAGCCAACGCCCTCGAACCTTTTGTCCAAATACTGCTGCTGGTGTTAAACCAAAGTCAACACCAATAAATACTGGAATGCCAGATGCAATAGGTATTTCTTCTGTAGCTACATGCACCTCTGTTGCAAACATAGGATACACAGGCTTGCCATCCTTTATTGTTCCCAACTTATTCATTACATAAACATCAATCCAGCTTTTTGTTTTTCCTTTAACAATGTTTGAATAATAATCATCACGCATGTTCTTTATATTTTCAGCATCTTTATTCTTTGTGTATTCAGTTACATTTCCATCCTGATCTTTATATTCAAGCATAGCTGGGGGTTGATTAAAAAACTCCCAGTTATCTGGCTTAACAAGCATAGTAGCTTCTTCTCTAGGAATATGATCCGGTATTGGAACTTCACCAGACATGATAGGCCACCAATGATCTTCTTCTGGTGCGTTGGTATCTGCAATTACACCTGTCCACGTACAGCCACCATCTTTCATAGATGGATAACGACCAACACGCATAGTACAGGCATCAATAATAGATTTAGGTATTTCCCTAGCTTCATTAATCCAGATGCCAGTAAGTTCGAGTGATAAAAGTTTCTTTACATCTTCTGGTCTATCAAGAGCTAAAAACAAAACCTCTAAATCAATATCACCTTTTTTAATATGATGTGTATAGGGAACAGACCATAGAAACTTTCCCCACTCTTCTTCGGGAAACCAGTCTAACCATGTTTTGATTGTTGTTGTTCGTAGTTGTGGGTTGGTGTTTCTTATGATTGCCCATCTACTATGACGTTTACCATCTTCAGATTTCTGCTGCTGCAATGCTCTTCTAAACACCTCAACACAACAACCAACAGATTTACCAGAACCTACTGGCCCTCTAAGACCACGAAAGAATACATCAGACTTCATAAAGTCTTTTAATATATCTCCGTCAGGTTTGTATTTAAATTTGGTCAACCTTATGATCCTTGCCAAACTTTATCATACGCTCAATAACTTCTGGCCCTATGACAGCAATAACTTTATCAGCTTCACGATCTGTACAAAACTCTTTAGGATGGTGACAAAGATGTACCTTCTTCACCACTCTACGCAATACTTCACGTTCTTCTATTTTTAATGTATGTAAAAAACTCATCTGTACCTTTTGGCTATACGCCTTGCAGCTTTGGGCTGCTTTGAAAACTGTTTGCCTTTAGCAGTATCTTCACGCTTCTTTTTGCTGCTTGCAGCATATTGTGCGCTGCTCATAGCCCTAATAGCAGCCGCAGGTAGATAACGCTCACCAGTAGCTTTTGAACCTTGCGTTGATGGTTTACCAGATTTAGTTTGCCACTTCTGACCTGTCCATCTCATTAAGGATGTTTGTGATGGCGCACGTGCCATTACTTACCAACTTCTTTCTGTGCTGTTTTATGAGCCTGAGTAAATGATCGCCCCTGTTTCATAAGTTTACGCATTAAGACCATATGCTTTTTAGTATGATGCTTTGAGTGCTTTAAAAGCGTAGATTGTTGTCGTTTAGTAATCACGATGTATAACCTCCACCTTTTGCTTTATAAGCCTTTGCAAGCATCTGTGCTTTACGCGCAGACCATTGACCCGGCGCACCACCCTTGCCACTAGCTTTTATTCTATTGAATAGACGCTTTCTCATGCCGGGCTTTGTATAGTTGCCAGCCTCATTGACTGCCATAACTAAGCCTTTTTAGACTTCATAATTTTTTTCTTCAGTGCTTCAGGCAATGTTTTTTGTTTTGCAGTAAGCATTGATTTCTTTTTCGGACGACCAACTTTCGATCCATAAGTTCCTTTTCCCATAGGCATTATTTTTTACTCCTCTTCTTTTTAGCTGGTGCTTTACCACCAACCCACGCTTCATTAACATCTTTGGTAGACTTATCATCTGCCATAAAGCTACCATCTTCATCTCTTGCACGTTTTGATTTTACTACTACAGGTGGCTCAGTAAACAAACGCTGAGATTCGCTAGTATAAGTTGGGCCAGTAATCGCACGTCCATCAGGTAATATACATACTTCACCCTTGTATTCTGTACCATCACGATAATAATAAGCCACTATGCTCTCGCTTTCTTTGCTTTGTTTCGTTTACTAATAGCCCTTGCTTTGGCTCTAGCATCAGCTTTTGAAGATGCACCCCACGCTCGAAGGGATAATAACAATCTTGTAGGTCTGCCTTTTGAATCACGTTCTGGCCCACTATTGCCTGCCATCCTTGATAGGAAGCTCGCCCTTCTTGGGTTGTCTCCTGACTTTACTGGCGGCTTGAGAGTTCCTTCTTTGTAAGAGGCGCGACCGGCAGCGTTGAGACCACCTTTGGGGTTCTTTCCTGCTTTTCTTGTCCATGCTGGTGTCTTTGGTGCCATTAATCTATTGTGCTTTCATCTGCAATAGCGCGTTGAGCATCGTTCATTCTTCCATACTCATCATTGCCATCCATAGGAAATGGATCTTTACCTTTTACTTGAAGAATACGCATTGTTGAAAGATCACGTTTTAATCTAGGATCAACATTATCATTTGTCTGTGCTTCGGCTGGTGTAACTAACATGCTAGTAAAGGAATCCCATAGCGTCTTACGCTTGTTAGTCATCGGCCCTTCAAATACAAATGTTTCAGCTTCAGGATCTATGTCATCATCATAATCCATATCTACAACTTGCATTTGCTCGGGAAGGGTGATGTTTACTTTTAGTGTATCCTGACCACCTTCAGGCATCATAACACCGCCCATATATCTAGCTATAGGATATATATCACCAACACTCCTAGCTTCATTTACAGATTCCATTGCAGCATCAAATCCACCTCTAGGTTCAAAATCATATAAATCAAATATCTTTATACGACCATCTATCTTTTGAATACCAAACTGACCCAAAGATGTTCTGATCTGATCACCTACAGATTCTATTTCATAGTTCTTTTCAAAAATAGAAACATCCTTAAAAAACTTTTGAGCATCTTCATACCCAATGCTGCCTACCTGACCCTCCTGTAAATCAGGATATTTATCATTTATCAAAAGACGTAATGCTTCCAATGCCTCACCAGAAACATTAGTTTCATTAATCTCTGAATCAAAAGGATCCATAAACTCAGGAAGCAAAGAGTTAATAACCCCTCGAAGATAGAAGTTCTTATGCATCGGCATGTCTTTGAGCATGTCATTCAGAACTGGCATTTTGCCCTTACCCACAAAATAAAAAATAACAATGTTATTAATGGATGAATGATTACAAACAACCAAACATTTATTTCCTGATAAGTCAATCCTGAATAATTTGACAAAGATTGCAACAACTTAACGCATAACCAAAATACTGCATCCATATATGCCTCCATTACTGCATATATGCTACAGAACTATAACGGAAATTACAAGAGTAAAGGTCGGGGTCGAGGGGTAGACGTCTCGGTTTTTGGACCCCCACCGCTAGCTGAGATCGATGTTGACGCTAATGTCGCCAGCATGTAGGTGCATGTGTCGCTCTGGAGCCTTGAAGCCAGCACGGTCTAGGATATCCTTGCTCGCTTCCAACTGTACGTACTCACTCTTGGCTCCTTGAGCGAGCTTCACTAACCGTGAAGCAGCAATCGTAGCGTTAACACCCATAGTCTCTGACACACGTTGCATCATATACGATTGCACATGCGGTAGCCGCAAAGCCTTACTAGCCGTAACTCTTCCTGCTTCTCCCGAAGCATAACCAGCTTCATGAGCGGCATCTTTGATGCTACATCCTTTTGCTACGAGGGTATCAACAAGCCGCTCTTGTTTGCTGGTTAGCGTCTGCACCTTCATCAATGACATCCTCTAATGTGAACCCCCCCCATATCCCCCCCCTTTTAGCACTCAGATCCACGGCTTGTCAACGCACAAAGGGGAGCGAAAGATATTCTCACAAGCACTCACAGGTTTGCGACAATCCGAAAAGCTGTCACTAAACCCTTTCGCTCCGTGCTTTGCGTTGTCATATCCACCTTCCCTGATGATCGAATGCTTGGGCCTCCCCCCTGCGGATAGTCTGCATGCCGCAACTCCGCTCGCCATGCAAGGCTAAACGCGCTACCCACGCTTACCGAATCGTAGATTCGGATCGTGGGTGGCCTTGCATGGCAATCTGAGCCACGCCCCTTGCCTATCTTACCGCAGGGGGTTTTCCCTGCACATTAGCTCAACAGGAGGTTACTATGAGCAACACAAATCACTTCTCTCAAGGCTTCAGCGCCATCTTTTCAGATTCCCACAAAGGATCTATCTATCTCACAAAGAATCTCATTCGCAAGTGCGTCGAGCAATCCGAGTGGCTCATCGGCCAAAAGGAGAGCGATAAGGTGGATCTTCACGAGGATGCGACGACCATTGCTGGCGCAGACGAAACTAACGGAGATAACACTCTCTACATTTGTCGCAAATACGGTGCCGTTCGTGGTGCGCTGCACTACGATGATATCGCACTCGATAGAATCGATGAGCGTATCGAGAACATGGATCTTGAGATTGAGATGCTTCAAAACTTTGTCACACAGATGAAAGCAGCTTACAAGACCTGCACTGGTGACACATTCCTTGCGAAGGACAAGCCGAAAGGCGCAGTCCCAGCAAAGCGTAGCGAAGAGCTACGCAAGAAATACGCCTCCTAACGGAGGCGTATCCCCTGCCCATCCGGGCAGGGGATCATAACCCCCTTTCAACTGGATAGGTTTCTCCCTTGGTAGCCAAGAAATGCATGCAATGCATCCGCTTGGCTACCAAAAACCTCGACGCCTACCCGGGCCAGTTAGGTAAAGTGACAATCGCCAGCTTTGCGCTGGACGGTTCCAAATCATTTTTATAGTTGTAATTGCTGCAAATGTGCAGTAATCTATAGATCATCATAAGGAGGCAAACATGAACGATCTATCAATCAGACCACTTCAGACTATTTCAGACAATGAGTGGTCATTCCCAATCGACACATGCGACATGCATACAGTCACCAACTTTGAATCAATCGATGTACCACCATCGATGGCACGTTGTATTGTACGCACCGACACCAATCAAGTGCTTGGTGTTCACGGTTCTAAATACAAAGCAGTCAAGCATGATGATGTAGTCAACTCAGTCTTTGATGCTGTAGATGCAGCAGGTATATCCAATGACTACGATCATAAAGTCAAAACATATGACAACGGAGCCAAACTGAAAGGTGTAATCAGATTCAATGATCTAACTATCGAACCTTCAGTAGGTGACATCGTTGCATTCCAACTTACATTCTTCAACTCATACGATGGATCATGGGCATTCCAGCAATCAGCAGAAGGACTGCGTTTGATCTGCTTGAATGGCATGGTAAGCCAGCATGCAGTGGCAAAAACATGGCAAAAACATACGGCCAACATCGATGTCAAAGCCAGTGCATCCAAACTACAAGCTGCGCTTGACCAGTTCCTTCTTTCCAAAGAACAGTATTGGGCATGGCAAAATATCAAAGTGCCTGATGACATGGCAGAAGAGTTCTTCAAACAAAAAGTGTGCAAGATAAATAACAAGACAAGCACATTCAAATGGAATGAAAGACAGCTTGATAACCTGATGGACTGTTGGTTCAAAGACAGTGCAGTGTTGGGTAAGACCAAATGGGCATTGTACAATGCGCTTACCTATTGGTCATCACACACTGAAGATTCAAAATCACCAGCCAACACGCAACGCTTACGCGAAGCTGTTGTAGCTAAAGCAATCAACAAATGGGATTGGCAAACAGTATGATCTGTAAATATTGTCACGATAAAGACAACGGATGGGTCAGAGTACCCGATGGGTATGGATGCGTAGAGTGGACACACTGCGTATGCATGCCCACCGATCCAGTTCAAATCAAAGGAGGCAATTCTTATGTCAGAATATCAGATAGAAAAAGACGTACCAATGCCAGAAGGTTACGGATCAAAATACAGCATCCTTAAAACAATGAAACATGGAGACAGCTTTGTAGTTGGGTCAGGTTTTGTTGCTAATATAAGACAGGCTGCAAAAGCATGGGATATTAAAATTATTACAAGACGAGAAAACTCAAATCATCACAGAATATGGAAGGTTGATAACTATGACCGCACCTAAATTTACCAAGCAACAATTTGAATTTGTTGCAGATTTCTTTGGCCCACTCGTATCTAGTCCATCACAAATCAAACAGATGGCTGATGCACTTGTAGATACAAACATAACATTCGATCGTCAGAATTTTGAAGATCGTGCAACAGAAGCATGGGAAGCCAAGTATGCAGATGACATTGCAGATGGGCAACGAGTGCTAGAAGATACAGAGGTACGCAATGAACAGAATAACCTTAAATCATATGGCTGATACAGCATTGTGCCATTTGATAGCACAATCTGTAGCTGACCAGTTTGGTATATCTTTTATAGATCTATGCAGCAGAAGACGAACAAGACAAGTCTCTGTTGCTAGACATGTATATTTCTGGCTATGCAGAATGAAAACCAAAGCCAGCTTTCCGTGCATTGCATCTACAATAGATAAAGATCATACATCAGCTATGCATGGTTACAATAAAATGATGCGAACAGGACAGTTTCAACTGTACAAACCACAGATACAAAATGTGGTAGCAACATGCCAGTTATAACTAGCTATTGATTTTAATTGCATAGGTGCAGTAGTATCTGTGCATGAAAACATATATGCAACAACTGATTAGTGCTGCACAAGATAATGATATATCTATCTTGAAAGCATTTGAAAAAGCAAAGATTCCCACCAGTACGTATTACAGAACAATACATGGTGGGGATCTACGATACTCGACTGCAAGGAAGGTATGGGATGCAATCAATAGCAACAAAGAACATTTATCAGCAGAATAAATGGCATGAGATTGTAGCTATTCTTATTGCGTTACGAAAGAAACGTAAAATTTCCCAAGATAAACTTGCAGATATTATTAACTGTGACAGATCGCTTATTCATAAGTGGGAGCAACATAAACGAATACCATCTGTTCTTTACCTAATGATGTGGATTAATGCCCTCGAAGCGACGCTCGAAATCAAAGAACAATAAACGTGGTCATTATTCTCATTGCAACCACTGTAATGTCTTTACAGAATG